ATGGCGAAAAAGACCAACCTTCTCAACGACTTGCAACTGCGCCGCCTCGTATCGTCAGGGGGCGCCATAGCCAAATCTGATGGCGACGGGCTGACCTTCACATTGTCGAGTGCCGGCACCGCGTCATGGGTGCTGCGCTTCCGGCTCCCAGGCGGGCGCCGCAAAGAAGTCACGCTCGGGAACTACCCCGACGTTTCGCTGTCGGCGGCCCGCGAACAGGCGCGCGCGCTACGGGTCCAGATTGACCAAGGAGATGACCCCGCCGCGCTCAAGCGCGAGAGCAAGACGCGCGACATGCAAAGCTGGACAGTGGCAGAGCTGGTGGCGGACTATCGAGAAAAGGCGCTCACCCTCTCCAGCTACGCCAAGGACACCATCTATTACCGACAGGCCGACATTGAACAGGTTGTGCTGCCCAAGCTGGGCACATGGCAGGTCAACCGCGTCACGTCGATCGATGTGGTGCACACCCTCAAGGAAAGCGGTCGCACCTGGGTGATGACCAAGCGCCTGCTGACGACAATCACGAAGTTGCTCGACCATGCTTGCGGGTTGACCGTCATCGGAGCCAACCCGTGCATCGGCATCAAGCTCAGCGCCCTGATGGGCAAACGCCCTACGCCCAAGGTGCGCAAAATGCTGGCCACGGATGATCTGCGCGTGCTACTCAAGGACATCGACTTCATCGGCCGGGAAAACGCATTGGCGCTCCTGGTGCTGCTGGCCACCTGCGTGCGTGGGATCGAGCTGGTGAAAGCCAAGAAGGTGGATTTCGACTTGGAGCGCGGAACATGGTGGGTGCCTGACGCCAGCGTAAAAACCCGGGCCGGCTTCCTGGTGCCGCTCGCCCCTGCAGTGATCGAATGGGTGCAGGAGATGATGGCCTTGGCCGGCGAGTCGGCGTATCTGCTGCCCGCGCGCCGCGCAGACCGCATTGCCAAATACGGCGACACCCATGTCGGCCGAACCACGCTGTGGGCGGCAATACGCCGGGCATTTGATCGTGGCGACTACGCCATTCAAGTATTCACGCCCCATGACACCCGCAGCACAGCCAAGGGGCACCTGCGGAACATGGGGGTGTCACGCGAGATCTCTGAGATTGCCCTGAATCACAAGCTGAAAGGCATGGAGGGCATCTACGATGTGCGCGAAGAAATCCCGGAGCGTCGCCAAGCGCTGTCGATGTGGGCGGACTTCTTGCTGACGTGCGAGAAGGGATTACCCCCGCCCAGTGTCACGTCTGGCAAGGTTGTGCAGCTGCGGCGAGCCGCTTAGCCTGCACCGCGGGGACTCACCTCAAAGCTCCTTGGGCATTGATCCATTCCTGAAGCCCGACAAGCCGGGCGGCGGTTTCGTGGCAAGCCCCGTAATTGCTGGCGACGGTGCTGGCAACGTCCTGAGCGGGGACGGCGGCAGCATCAGGGATGCCGGCGGGGTCGGGAATGACGCCATCGGCAGCGGCATCGTGGAGCACCCGGAAGCCAGCAGGCATAGGGCAATCATCAGCTTTGACATAGACAGGCACCTTTTCAATGATGGTTTTGGTGACGGTGCGGATCTGCACCTGGGCAGCCTCCTGCTTGGCGGCAATCGGTGCGGCCACGTCAGCGCGCCGCGTGTCGACAGTTCGCGCCTGGGCCGCGTACTTCCCTTGGGCCCGCTGATAGCCGACGTCCTGCTGGTGGTCGGCCCAGGCGCTGTAGCCCAGCAGCAGTGCGCCGGCCAGCGCCAAGTACAGCAGCCAGCGGCCCGGATTGAGCCAGCTCATTGCCAGATCCCCGTTTTCATCTGTCTCGACAGCCGCTCCGCACGCTCGGGCGTCTGCTTGGCCCACAGCGACTGCAGCATGCCTGCCGCCGCCCCGGCGAAGTCACCGCTACGCACCATGGCCAGGGTGTTCTTGAAGCCCAGCAGGCCATCAACCCCCATCTGAAAAGCCATATTGAGCAGCACCCCGAAGCGGGCCGGGTCAAGGTTGGCCATCCAGGGCGCGCGGCGCAACACTTCGGCCTGGCGCTTGTCGATGTCGTTTGACAGTAGATAGGCCGACTCCTCGGGTGTGATGCCGCCGCCCTTTCGGGCATCAAGCAAGCGGCCCACCCCGACCGTCCAATATCCGAGGTGGTCCTGATAAACAGACAGCTTCTCGCCCTCGTCGCGGCGCAGTTGTTTGGTGAGTTCGGCTTTCATGGCGCGTCCTTTGGCTGATCAATGCCGAGTTTTTTCTCAATCACGCGCTGGCCGACCGACTCCAGCCAGCTCAGGCCCTTGGCCCCGGCGTGGCCGCTCATCCCGACAATGCTGGCCGTAAGCAGTGGGTGAAAGTTCAGGTATTCACAGGACCAGAAGGCCAGCATCCCGGCAAACGCGCTGACGCACAGCTCGCCTATCAACGCGGAAATGCTCCAGGCCAGCACCTCGCCGCGGCGCACCTTCATCCACCAGGAGGCCAGGCCGCCCAGTAATGCGGTGGCCAGCACGATGCCATACTCCTGCAGTGAGTAGCTGAGCGGGGTCTTGATAATGTTTTGCGCCTGCACCGCCAGCGGCATGAGCAGGTGCAGGCAGAGGAAAAAAGTAAGAATGAGTTTTGTCATGAGCGCCTATCTAAATTGCTTGATGTTGTTGGCCACAGGCCCGCGACAGCGCCGCATAAAGCGAACAAGGATCAAACCGCCAGCTGTCCTGCATGCCCAGCATGGCCGCCACGGCCTCGCTGCAGACCCAGCGCTGCTTGTCGTGGCCCAGCACGCGTGCCACAAAGCCCAGCAGGCCCAGGTAGTCGTAGCCCTGGCCGTCGTGCTCAGAAATCCAGGCCCAGGCGCTATTGCACAACGCATCGGCATCGCCGCCGACTTCGATCACATCCCAATTTTCTGGGTCAAGTTTCATGTGCTTGATGCGCACGCCGCCGTCCATCATCGAGCTGCTGGCGCAGATCGACAGGCCTGCAGCGTCAGTGCCCAGAATCAGTTCGCAGTGGCTGTAGGGGCCGCGTAACCACCATGCCGTAAGGCGGTTGAACGGGCGCTTACGGCCTTTGTAGAACGCGGCCTTCACAGTGCCTCCGCCGTCACGAACAGCGCATCGAGCGCCGCAGCATCGAGCCCGAGCGCGGTGGCCAGCGCGATCAGCAAAGGCCGGTGGCGCTCAAACATCTGCGAGTCGTCCCACTCGATCTGCGCAAGGCCGCGCTGGACCGGGTCCGGGATGGCATCAATCGCAGGCTGGACATCGGCCAGCAGGCCAGCCAGCAACAGTGCTTGTCGGGCTTGCCGGCGTGTCACGGCTGCAGGGATAACGGGTGGAGGCGGCGGCGCAGGCGTGAACACATCACCATCCCACAACCAGCCGCAGATCACGCCGTCTGGCGCTTCTATAAAACCTGTCTCAAAATACGGCTGGACCTGAACAACAACGTCTGCATCAATAAGTGCGTATTTCATTTTTATGCAACCTTCCAGAATTGGACTTCGCTATACACCTCGTTCTTACCCGCAAGGTTGGAGGGAATACCCAACTCTAGGTTGTTGGCGCCAGAGAACGGCCCGTAGTGACGCAGGATTAGTGCGCCTTGAGCAGCAAGTGTGAAGCGGCCCCTCACTTCAGCGAATGAATTTGTCGAACCATTAGAAATTTGAGCTGACCGCCCCACAAGGACGTCAGCCGCTGCCGTGTTGTTGTACAAAACAAGTTTGTGCGGTGTACTGGCGCCAGCAATTGCAGTCGGTGCTGCGGCAAGCACGTCATAAGTGCCGGCTGGCAGCGTCACGATGTTGGTCGAGACGGAAGCACTGGGAATGGTGTTGGTCACCACTGTGTTTAGAGGTCGGGTTGTAGGCGACCCAGCGCCTAGCCCGCCGCCTGCGCCAACTGATTTTTCGTCGCGCACATGCAGATATGGTGCAATTGCAGCCGGCAGTCCGTTCGCCTTGGTGTACAACACACAATAAACTACCGCTCCGTCGCTCTCATAGATAGCCCGGTCACCCGCCGCTGTCGCGATGTTTGCCCCACCTGGCAAGCTGTTATTGGTGGCATGGTGCGTGAGCGTCAAAACTCCATCAAACACCAGTGTGCGCGGGCCTCGTGTCAGCGTTACAGCCGTGATCGTCGTGGTGCCGGTGATGTGGACGCGGTTGCCCGTCGCCGCATCCAGATTGATGGTCGCCGCGCTGGCAATGGCTGCACCGGTTGCCAAGTTCTGCGCAGCGGTGAATGTGTTCGCGGCCAACGACGCCTTGCCCTGAAGCTCATTGCTCACTTTTTCGCTTGACCATGCATCGGTTTCACTGGTGGCGGCGTCATTGATCGCGCCCTCTGGCAATGTGGCGACTGCGGCCTCCGCTACCTGCGCGTAGTGCTTTGCGCTGTATTCACCGCCCGACACGGCGGCGCCTGTCTTCGTGGCCCAATCGCTCGCAAGGTCTGCTGCGGTGTCTGCATTTGTCTTGGCGGTGGCGGCAGCGTCAGCCTCGGTGGCGGCAGCGTCGGCGGCTTCTTTGGCGGCCGCGGCATTGGTGTGCGTAGCCTCTGCGATGGCGTGCAAGCTCTCGGCCATCAGCCCTTCGGTATCTGCCCAGGTCTTCGCCTTGGTGTTGTATTCCCCGGAACTGCGGTCGGCAGTCGTCGGAAAGGGCGCGGGCTCGACCAGCGCCGGGACGGGAACAATATCTGTCATTGCACAACTCCTTCTATTTTTAAATTCATCCGGGCAAGGCCGTAGTTTTCTGGGGTCACGTCGCCCGAGAGGTCGCCAAAGCCATTGAGGTAGTCATAGCGCGGCAAGTCGGACGCAATAAACGCCACGGGCCGCCCCTGCACCTGGTGCAGCAGCTCCATCGCGTGATTGGCTTGTTCGGCGTCGATCACGACCGAGCACGACACATTGGTGGCGCTGCCTCGGCGCTGGCGCACCGCTGTACCGTCGTCGTTGACCTTGCGGTAGCTGTAGCTCTTGACGGCGGCGTTGGCGCCGTATTCCACGCCGCCCAGGTCGGACGTGCCCAGCAGCGTGTCCCAGTGGCCAATCGAGATCAGCCCGACCGCCACCGGCCCGCCGCCCGTGGCGGTGATCGTGATGTGCACCTCGGCGTCCGGGTACAGCGGAAGATTTCGCATGTAGTGCTGCGTGCGCTGGCGCAGCGGCATGAATAACAGTTCATACAAGCCCAGCGCCTGCGCGTACAAGTCGGCGTCGTAGCCGTCAACTAGCGTGCCGCCGGGCTGGTCGTAAATGGCGATGTTGAGGTGATCGCCCTGCATGCCCCACAAGCCCAGGCCGGTGGAAAACCCGGGGCGCAGCACATACGTCATGCTCCCGGTGCCGCGCGCCTTGGTGTCCATCTGATCGTCAAACGGCGCCATGCGGTTGGTCGGCCCTTTGCGCAGCCACTTGGTGCTGTCGGTGCCGGGTGTCACCCCGGTGCTGGGCGACACCGCATCCCAAATGCTGCCCGTATGATTGACGAGCGTGCCCACGGTGTATGCCGTGCCCACCGCCCATGCCACCTCACCCGTATCGACGACAGGGATCGAAGTGCCCGCCGCGATCATGGCGTCAATGATGTTGATCGGCGTCAGGATGACCGCGTTTGCAGTGCTCATGCCATTACCTCTGCGGCCATGGCGTTTCCGCCCGCCGTAACGTTGTCGAATTGGTCAACCATCTGCGGCAGGCCTGCGGTGTTGTTTGCTGTTGCGCGGGCAGCGCCTTCAAGCTGCTCAACTTTTGCTGTGAGTTTTTCGATTAGTGCCTCCAGTCGCGCCGTGCCGCCGCCGCCCACGCCAGGATTCGCTGATGGGTTGTAGGGCTGGGGAATCACGGCCTCGCCTTTGTGCAGGTAATGCAGGCCGTCCTCTTCCACGAAATTCGTGCCCACGCGCAGCACTGGCAATCCGGCCTGACGGGCCCACTCTTCGGCGCTGCCGGGCGGCAAGCCCAAAAGCGCGTTGATGTCGCCGCTGTTCAGTCCACGAGCAGCAGCTTCAGCGTAGATCCCTGCTTCATTACCCGCTGCCAGCGCAGCCTGCCCTTGCTGCTGCAAAGCGGCCTCAAGCGCAGCCTGGCCGGTGTTGACTGCGCTGCCACCACCAAGTGCAATGTCGTGTCCGACCACCGCTTGCGTCGGGTCCACGCCCTGGATGCCCAGAGAATTGATGTACGCCAGATCAGCGGCAGACAGCCCGAAGGTGTTTTGAAGTCCAGACTGAGACATGCCGGCGCGTTTGACGATCTCGGCCACCGATGCGTAGTCGCCGGCCTGGTAGGCCGAAACAATCGCTTCCTTGCTGCCAAAAGTCCAGTTGTTCGCGCCGCTGATTTGGTCGGTGGCGTAGCCCTTGAGCAGGTCTGGTGTGATCTGCGCCATATAGTCGCCAGCCCCGCTGCCTGCACCGCCGCCTGCTGCACCAGCCGCCCCATTCTTCACACCCAGGATGGCGTCGGCCAGTTTCTGCAGCGCGTCGGCCACACTAAGAACACTGGTGTCGATGCCCTTGAGCGCGTTGACTTGTGCCTCTGCGGTGTCCAGAATGCCATCGAGGGCGCGCAGTTGCTTTTCGGCCTCGGTGAGCTGGTCGCCGCTGATGGCCTTCAAGTCGCTCAAGCGCCCGGCTAACACTAAGCGGTCTCGGTCGGCCTCGAACTGGCTTGCGTAGGCCGTATTTTCCATGCCGGCGCGCACCGCACCAATCGCATCGGCTAGTTGCTCGCCATCAGGCAGATAGCCCGTCGTTTGCGCCGCCGACAAGGCCTGCTCGATGAACGCGCGGCCCTGCGTTGTCTGCATCGCCTGGGTGCTATCGACTTCGGCGTACAGCGAGCGCACGTTGTCTTTCAGCGTGTCGAACACCGCCTGCGTGCTGCTGATCGTCTCTTGCACAATCGAGCGCTGCATGCCGACGGATCGCTGTAGCGCGGCATAAGCACCGTCAACGGCGTCCATGGCGTTCTTGCGCGATGCTTCGGCCGCCTTGCTGGCCGCATCCGCGAGCTGACGCGCCGCCTCAGCAGCATCGACGGCGGCGGGTGTGATGCCGGCAAACGCCGCGTTGACGTTAATCAAGGCCGCGTAAAGCGGGCTGTTACGGTCGGTCGATTCGGCTAGCGCACGGAATGCTTCGCGGCTTGCGCCGGCCACTTCAGCCTCTGTCAACCCAGCACCTGCCGCGTTGAGTGTGGCAGTGATGTTGCGCACGGTGTTGGCGCGTTTTTCCTCGACTGAGTAGTAGTTTTCGTAGTAGCTCGCCAGCTTGCCGCTCAGCGCTTCCAGCCCGCCAACCGCGGCAATCAGGCCTTGCGTGGCCGCAAAGCTCATGTCGGCCAAGTCTGCAAAAGGCATCAGCAGCAGTTGATCGTGAAAACTCTTGAGGGCTTGTGCGCCGTTGAGTGCTGCCGTGATCTGCTCTTGCGTCGCGGCGCCGGCCGTGATGCCGTCGAAAACACCTGCCAGATACTTGGGCAGCTCCGAGCCCTGCAGCGCGGCCAGCACGGCGCGAGAGGCTTCCAGGCTGTAGGCCTCTTTCGAATACACGGTGTTGTCGGCGGTGCTGTAGGTGCGCCCTCCCACGGCGCTCGAAAAGCCGAAGTGGGCGGTTTCGCCGTCGCTGTTGCCGCCGGCGCCGAAAGCCGTAGCGGCCAGCGTGATGCCCAGCGCCAAGGCCGTAGTGGCGTAGGCCTTCTGCAAGTTACCCGCTGCCAGGTCAGCACTAGACGAGTCGCCGAAGCGCCCGGTGCGCTCGATCTGGGCGCCGCTGGCGTCGTACTTGATACTGCTCTCGCCCGTGTTCTTGGAGGGCTTGCTGTCGCTGTCGAGCAGACCGCCCAGGGCGCTACCGATGGCGGCTCCAATGGGGCCGCCAAAGAAAGTACCTATGCCTGCGCCAATAGCAGATCCGTACTTGCCTTGGGACAGGCTGTAGAGCGCCCCGGCGTAGCCCAGCACATCCCCGGCGCCTGAAATGACAGACGAATATTCGGACAACGAATTGCCGATCTTCATCATGCTGTCGCCGATTCCTTCAAAGCCTTGGCTGTAGAGGCTGGCGCCAGCGCTGGCAAGACTACCAGGCGCGGTCGCGCCTATGTCTTTCAGCCAGCCCATATTGAAGCTAGATCCCATGTCGCCAGCCTGAGCGCCACCCTGCCCGGTTGCTGCGTTGGCTGTGCCCGATAGTCCTACACCGGTCATCACACCCTGAACCGCTAGTTTCAGAACCGTCGTCTTGAACAGGTTTTTGATACCGTCCCAGAAGGATTTAAAAAAGCCCTTGCCGGCTTCGAAACCCCGATACAGGGAATCGGTCAGGCCGCGCTCGATGTCGGCGTAGAGCTTTGCCCATTCGTCGCTGGCTGCCTGCTTGGTGATCTTGATGCCGGCCAGCATGCGCGCCTCGCGCATCTGCGCCAACTTAGCGATTTCCAGCTGGATGTTGTAGGCGTCCTTTTCCGCGTCGCCAAACACTTGCATGGAGGCGATCTTTTGTTCTTGCGCGGCGATGGTGTCTGCCATGCGCGCATCCGTCAGCTGAGCCAGCGCTGCGCCCGTCAAGCCGATGGCCTCGATCTCCTGCCGGGTCGCCTTATTCTTTTCGACCAGCACATCCAGATCCTTGATGCTGGAGTTGGTGGCGTCGTTGTAGAACTTGCGGCGCGCGGCGTCGATGGCCTCCTGCAACTCCAGCACAGCATAGCCCTGCGCCATTTCGCGGCTGTGCAGCTTTTCCCTGGCCTGTGCCAGAGCGCCTTCCAGGCCCGCCAGCTCCTTCTTGTTCTTGGTCTTTTTGGTGGCGATGTCGTATTCCGTCTGCGCTGCGGTCACGGCGGAGCCCAGCGCTTTCTTTTCGGCTTCCGCCACCTGGTTGATGTAGTCCAGTTCCGTCGCCAGCCCACGTTTGCGCTCGCTGGAAACCTTGTCCACGGTCTGCTTGGCGATCTGCTCTTGAACGGCTTGGAGGCGTTTCACGGCCTCGATCTGGGCGTTGATGCCGTCATTGATGGCAGCGTTGGACGACTTGACTGCCCCGGTTTTCTTGAGTAGTTCATCCTGTTGTTTTTTCAGGGCGTCGGTGTATTCCTTGCCCACCAGCACGCCGGCTTGGTTCAAGCGGATCAGCTCGGCCATTTCCTTGAGGTAGCCTTCTGGTACGCCGGACTGCTTGAGGCGGAAGGAATTGGCGGCTTCAAGGTCTTTGGCGCGCTGGGCGTTGTACTGCTCGCGCGCCCGGCCGCTGGCTATCACGCCTTCGTTCATATTGGACGGCGCGCCGCTCAACTGCTGGTCAAGCTCACGGAATCGTTGCTTTGCAAGCGCCAGCTCTGCGTTGATGCGCTCTAGTTCCGCTTGAGCGCTAGGCCCCAAAATGCCTCGCGCCAAGCCTTCGCGCAAGCGTCGGGCGTTGTCGTCAAGGCGCAGAACTTCGCTTGCTGCGTCGCGCAGCGGCCCTTGGCTTCCCAGCTTCTCCACGTCCCGCGACAAGAAGTCCAGGCCCTTGGAGATGGTGGTGATCGTGCCCGCTACGACAGACGTGACGCCCAACAACCGATCGAACGCGCCCACCAGCTTCAGCATGCTGTTGGCTGCGTTCGTGGAGGATTGCTCTACCGTCACGGCCATCTTGGCGAACTCAGTATTGACGCCGGATGCGGCCTTTTCCAGCGCGCCCAGCACCCGCTCTGCAGTCAGTTCCCCAGCCTTGCCCATTTCGCGGAGCTGCCCCACACCCACACCAAGCCCGTCAGCCATTGCCTGCGCAAGTCGTGGCGTCTGCTCAAGAATCGAGTTCAACTCCTCTCCCCGCAGGGCGCCGGATGCGAAGCCTTGGGAGAGCTGAGTGAGTGCGGCCTGAGCTGATGCGGCAGAGCCGCCACTGATCGTCACGGCCTGGCTGATGGTTTGAATGACGCCGAGCAATGAGTTCTGCGATACGCCCAGCTCTTTTGTAGAGCGCGCCACTTGCGCATATGTGCCGGCCAGATCCACGAAGCTGACGCGCGAGGCCTGGGAAATGCCGAACAGGCGCTGCTGCACGCTGGCCAGCTCTGCCGCAGACGCGGTGACGAGCCCAAGGCGTGAAGCCACGTTGGTACTGGCGTCGGCCATGGTCACGAACTCTCGCACGGACACACCGATGCCGATGGCAGCCACCGCGCGCGCGGCAACGCCTGCAGCAATGCTTAAGCTTGAAAACGAACTGCCGACCTGTGTGGATGCCTGAGCGGCTGCCAGTGACTTGGTTTTGACGGCATCCAGTTGGTCTAGAAGTGGCTTGAGCGAGTTGACGTCCACGCCTCGCTGGCGCGCCAGCGATTCGTAGAACTGGCGCGATCCCTTTTCGCCAGCCTCGAAAGACGCAACAGCCCGCTGCAGCTGCCCCTGAATGTTCTTTGCCGCGCGCTCGACGTCTTTGGCGGCCTTGTCGCCGCCCGCGCCGATAGAGCCAATGCCGTCGGCTGCGTCTTTCCCGGCCTTTTTCGCGGACTCGCCAAGGTCTTTCAGCGAGCGCTTGGCCACGCTTACGCCCGCCTCAACGCCAGAGGCATCCGCGCCGATCTTGATTTCTGTGTTTAGGTCGTTTGCCATTCGGGCCTTAATTGAAAAAGGCCCGCCGAATGGCGAGCCCAGAATGAAAAAACCCGCACTAGGCGGGTTTTGAATCAACTATTAATCACTACCATTTCAGGTGCCACCACTTGGCCACCTTGTCGAAGCTGCAGGTTGGCAGTCCAACCTTTTTCTTGAACTGCTCACCGAACTCGGTCTCAACGCTTGCGTAACCAGGGAGTGCGACGAACGGCCTAAATCCAACATAGCCGCCCATCCTGTTTTTAGCGTTGACTTCGCCGCACATGGCGCTGCCCCCGGGGGTCCAGTCGCTAAAAAGTCTTTCGCCCTGAAATTGCGCCGACTGGGGGTCGTTTAGCCCAGCAAGCACCTCGCTTCTTAGCCTGTGCATGATGAAGGCGCGGTATCCGAACACCGTTAGGAACAACACCCCAAATAAACACGCGGCGACAACCAGCCTCTTTTTCATGACCCCTCCTATGTAGAAGGGGGCATGTTACTAAATGAGGCAGCCGCCATAACGGCGGCGCATTGTTTCTATGTCGTTGGCAACTGGTCGCGATAAACGTGACGGTTAATAGGATCGTTTGGGTTCAGCTTGCCTGCAAACTGAACGTTCTTTCCTCGCTCTTCCAGGCCTATATTGATGATCTCCATCACGGGGGCAAGGCGCTCTTTCACTCGGCGCATGTCCTGCTTGATCTGTTCTACTTGCTCCATGGCCTGGCGCAAGGCCAATATACGCACTTTCACACCCGTCACTTCGTGACCGTCCTTTTCCAGCTGCTCGATCAGTTCCAGCTCCAAGGCCCGGTTCTTGGGGTCCAGCAGACGCCGGGGTGTCAACCAGGAGTTCCCAAAAGTCCGGTCATACACATCGGCCGTCTCCAGCGGGAAGTGGTATTTCTTGGGGGCTGGCTCCTCGTCAACCACCTCCCACTCTGCTGAATGACGGGTCACGATGCTGATTGCCGTACTGAATTCGGCGCGGGGGATTTCCCGATATGTCACCTTGAAATGGCTTTTCAGCTTCGCCCATCCCTGCATCATGAACTTGCCGCGCTGCGCCTTTGGCAGGTTCTCGGCCGAGGCTTGAAGCAGCGTGCGAAGCGTGTCCTGTTCGTTCTGAGTTAGTTCGTCGTCCGGGTTCACGGAAAACGGCTTACCGACATAAACGCCGGTTTTGCGGATGACCGGGAGAACTTCGCTTGTCACCCACTTGGCGAACTTGCGCGCTTCTGGCTTACGGCTGCGCAGCACCAGGGCGTACAGGCCGGATTCACTGATGACGGTCAATTTCTGCTCGCCGCCAAGGGTATAACCAGTCGTTAGACCCTTCTCGTCATCATCCAAGTGGTCGCCAATTGCCTTGCTTGTGTTCTTATAGTCGAGTGCGCCGCAAACATCGCTCGCCACGAACCATGGCTCTCCATCACGCACGACGACACGCACCTTGTGCTCGCCAAAATTAAACGTAGGTTGGCTGCTTACTTGAACTGCTTTAGAATCGCTCATGTTGAATCCTTGATATGCGTCTTGGGTTACTTCACTCGAAGCCCTGCCGGTTCCAGCCGTCAGGGCTTCACTCTTTTCAGGCCGTCTGTGCACTGCGGCCCTCTCGCTTCTCGTCGAGCAGGCGTAGTAGCCAAGCGTTCAAGCTGCTGCGGTCCCTTTCTGCTTGTTCCATCGCCCACTTCTTGAGGTCATCTGGCATTCGGAGACCAAACGGCTTGATATGGCCTGTCTTTGTCCGTGTCTGCATGTTCGTTCCTTTCGGCTTCAAAATGAAGCTGATACGGATTATGGCAGGCTTCAATTTGAAGTCAACTCTATTTTGAAGCCATCGCCTAAACTTGCGGACAATGGCTACGCAAGACGACTACATCCGAACCGCTTTACGAGTGCCTCCGGGCCTTCACGCACAAATTCACGAGGCGGCAAAGGTCAACAACAGAACGTTCAATGCCGAAATCGTCGCCCGTCTTGAAGGCAGCTTTACACACCCGAGAGACCGGATTCCAGGCTCCTCCGAAGAGATAAAGGCCTTCGCAGAGGGCGTGGCAAAGGTACTTGTCGAAAAGGGCTGGGGTCCAAAAAAATAGCCACTTGGAGACTTGCTTGATAGATATCGACTGGAACATGTGCATCGCCGGCACCTACAGCCAATACAACGCTCGTGCGAAAGCAACAGTTTTCAACCCCGCGCCAGATGGCATGGTTGAGGTCACGCTTTGGGGCGGCCGGCGTCTGCACGTTGGTTCCGATCCGGCCTTTTCCATGGAGTACCAGGGCGGGATGGGCTCTTACACCAGAGACATTGACATCCTCGACACTTGCTCAGACCGGCCTTGGTTGTTCGAGGCGTGGTGCCACTCCTTCGGAGAGCTGCACACCTACTCATTTCACAAAGTGGCGACACTCACTGAGCTTGCAACCGGACAATCCATAACTGGCGAAAAGCTACAACAACTACTTGGTGGCGCTTTACCCCCTCCTGCTCAGTCATAGCCATTCACGACTTCGGCGCAAACTCCTGCATGGTGTCAAGCGCAGCGGCCTCCATGGTCATCAGGTCGCCATGCAGGCCATTCCACTCATCAGCGTCGAGCCCCAGCCGATCCATGAGTGGGTACATGTCAGACCAACTCAAGCCGATTGGCACACCACCCATGGGCGGTATGCGCCAGCGCGTGCCCACTAAGCGAAAGAGGCTCAGAGCCCGCTCGTTGTCCGGCCACACCTCAAGAACCTCGGTTTCGTAGTCCTCCAGCTCAAAGCCTTCGGACTTTGCCTCCGATTCCGTGATGGGTGGCTCGTACAGCGCACGGACTAGGCCGCGGAGTTTCCCAAGCGGCCGTGAAAAATGGCGGCGTCGTAAGCGCTCAGGAATGAGCCCAGCGTCCCGCCGAAACTGTCTTCCAGCTCAATCAGGTTCTCGGGGTTGAATTCATCTGCCAGGTCCCAGCCACTGGCGCACTTGGAGATCAGTTCAGCACCCTTGCGCATGTCTTCGCCCACGACGGCCGAGAAGCTGAATTTGGCGGGCTGCTCGCCGTCTTTTTCCGACTCATTAATGGGCTTCATGTGGGCGTCGCGCAGGTCTGCCCATTCGGTTTTTCGCATCGCCTTGGCATTGAAGGTGACGGCGGTTTCGGTGCCGTCCAAGCGCTTGATGTTCACCGGCAGATCGAACGATGGAACGGTGCCCGCAAGGGTCTTGAGGCTGGTAACGGGAACGGATTTTTCTTTGGCCATGATGTGTATCTTTCGCAAGGGTAAAAAATTGCCCGTGCGCACCCCAGCCGTCCCTTGCGAAGGAGCGAACCGGGATGCGTCGGTGCTGGTGATGGGCTTACGCCCCAGAATCAGGCGGCGTAGCGCGTGCTGATGTTTTGCGCGTTGAACGTGCCGCGCACGGTCACGGCCTGGCCTTCGGTCAGGGTTTCTTCTTCGTTGAAGGAAACTTTTGCAGGGATCAACGAGACAGCGCCGGACTTGGCGCGGCGGCGCACCACCGTGTCGGCGTTGGTGTCCGACAGGGTTTTGAGCGCCGTGTAGGCGGGTGCGCCGATCATGTCGGCGTCCATGTCAAAGGTGCGCTGGACTGCATTGAAGCCGTCCGCAAGCACAATTTCCACATCGCTCTCGATGAATTTGACGTTCACCGTCTTGGCATCGCCGCCCGAGCTGGAGTGGTTCATGGTGCGATCCAGATCCACCCAGGTGTTGACCTTGCGAACCGAACCAGCGCCGCCGCCAGGGGTGAACAGCTCGGCGTTGCTGGTGTCGATGCCTTCCAAAACAAAGGCGTCGGTGGTCTGCGTCTTCACGCGGGCGGCGCGCATGTTCAGACGGCCCCAGCCGCTGTACATGATGAGGATGTCGCCCACGCTGTAGCCGTGCGCCGTGCTGGACACGGACGCCTCTGCGGCATTTGTGATTGCGGTGATGGTTTTCGCTGCTGCGAGTGCGGTGGCGACAGAGTGGACTGTGCCGTTCGGGGTGCGTGCCATGGTTTGGCCTTTCTATGGGAATGGACGAAAAAAAACCGCATCGCTGCGGCTGGTTGCGCCCACTTGGGGCATGAAAAAACCGCCTCGAATTGCTCCGGGCGGCTCTTGCTGGGCTGGCCTTGTGGCCTGAATAAAAAAGCCCGCCGTGATTGCTCAGGGCGGGCGAACCACTCAGAAAGGGCGGTAAAAATCAGTGAGGCAAGAGCGTGGGCTGAATTTGCGACTCCAGCGAAAGCCGCTCATGCCGGAAGCTCGGAATCTCGCGCTTGCGCTCCAACATCAGGTGCGAACCGAACGATGCACGAACCTTGGACTCGACTTCTCGGGCGATCAATGCCTGCATTTGTTGCCACAGACCCAGGCTGGCGGTCTGGATCGTGTCGAATGCCTCGATCACGTCCAAGTGGAAGTCAGCATTGATCCACATGGCGTAGGCGTACACCAGTGGGCGACTGACAAATGTTCCCTGCACGGCGGCGTCGCCGCCTTTGATGATGGCCACAGGGTCGATGCGCGAATCCGCGCATCGCTTCGCTGCAGCCGCAATCAGCTCTTGAGTTTCCTTGCGGCGCAAGAACTCTCCCGGGCGATGGTGCTTTGTGGCAGTGCCGCGAGCCATGCCGGCGCGGTGTAGGTCGTTCAGGCAGTAGCGCCCTTCGGTGTCTTGGCGAATTGCCGTACTGGAAATCGTGAGAGGTTTCATGGCTGGTCTTTCTGAGTGAGAAACAAAAAAACCCTCGCGTGGAGGGCTTGGGCTGCCGGTCTTTGCCGGTTTTGTCAATGCTTATCTGGTTGACCAGATAGAAAAATCCTGTCTGGAGCCGAAAAGCTTGGTGTCTTCCTCGTAGACGGAGACGCGCGCGCCCAGGGCGTCGGCCTGAATGACTGGGGCGGACAGAATCGCGGCCTCGACCTGCTTTGCCAGATTTACTGCGGCAATCCTGGTGGTCGCCCAGCAAACAATCTGCATGCGGCCGTTTTCCTTGTCAGGCAGCGTGCCTTCCATGTAGGCGATGACCTCGCCGCCGGCCTGCTGGTACACGATGCGCGGCAGCGCGGAACCTTCCGGGGCAACATCGGGATAAACGCGGTCGGCAACAAGGGCGCGCAGTACGGCGAACAGCGTGGCTTCGGCGCTCATTTGATGGCCTCATTGATGCTGTTGCGCATCACATCAAGCACGGCATCCTTGGCTCGTTCCGATGCTGCGTCATAAGCTGGCCGCAAGAAAGGATGGGCTGGCGCGCGGCTGGTGCCGTACTCCACCATGGAGCCATAGGGCGCTTTTTGATGATTCCACGAGATCGAATACACCGCCTTGCCGGGCGCAGATAGGCGCTTGTTGTAATACTGGTAGATCGAATCCCGAAGATTTCCGGACTTGAAGAAATAACGGACGCCGGTTTTTTTTGAATTCTTTCCGTAGAAGAAATGGGCTTCATCAGAAACTGGCGCTCGCCATTTGGATTCGATGTAGAAAATCTCAGCTCCGGCCTGGGCTGCCGGCCTAAGCGCCTCTTTCGATGCCGCAGTGATGCCGTCCAATTTCTTGGCGATCTTGTCAAAGTCGAAGTCAACGCTGATCATGTAAGAACCTCACAAACCAGGTCCACGAACTCCCTGCCCTGCTCATCCGGCAGCACGGCCTTGATCTCAAACACCGTCTCGCCCAGGAGCGCGCGCATGCCGGCGACAACGTCTGTGCGGCGCCGGATGCGGATCGAGGCCTTGGCAATGCTGACCGGTGCATCGCTCTTGATCGTCTGGATGCCGCTCAGGTAGCGGACATTCGCCCAAACCTTGGCGACATCGGCCCAGTCGGTCACGGGCTGGCCGATCTCGTCCTGGCCTTCGGTTAGGCGCTGCAGGGTGATCAGTTTGTTGAGCTTGCCGATTTCCATCACCGGCCCCAGAGCTTGATCGTGTTCAGCAGGTCGTGCGCACCCATCGGCAACTCTTCAGCCTTGAGGCTGCTCACGGCCTGGCGGTTTTCGTACCAGTGGGCGACCATCAGCAGGATCGCGGCGCGCGCGGCGCTCGGGGTGACGGTGTAGCCGGTCACATAGCGCACGCGCACCGCTTCGGGAACATCCTGTGTGCTGGGCCAGGACGCGCCATGAGCCAGCGAGACGCGGCGCGCATCGCCATAGGTGCTCAGGGCGTAGCCGGCGCTCAGCGTCTGCTCGGCGCCTGCGGCATCGGTGTATTTGATGCTGGTGATGCTGGCCACTGGCGGCATGTCGAGGTCGAGCCCTTCGGCGGGGAAGGCGTCGAGCGCCATTTCCAGCGTCTGCGGCGCCAGCGCGCGGCTGGTGTAGTGTTCGGCGAACTCGCGCGCGGCGACGATCCATGCGGTGATCGAAGCGTCTTCCGGCAATGGCGCCAAGTCGGCCATGTCCGCGATCAGGCGCAGGTGCAGGCGTGCCTCTTGCAGCGTGACCGGCTCTATTGCGACGGGGGTTATGACTTTGTGCATGCGGGATTCCTATGCAAAAAGCCCTCCGGAGAGGGCTTTTCACGTAAGCGTCTGAGGCTCAGACTGCGCCGCGAAGGGCCAGGCTGCCCTTGACAATCGTCGCGCCAGCAGCAATCGAAGTGCCGCTGTTCTTGGTGATGACGGCGCGCACATAGCGCTTGTTGCCACGGTAGCCGACTGCATAGGACGTATCGGCCGCCAGGGTTGCCGGGAAAGTGCCGATCAGGTCGGCGCCAGTTGCAGCAGCGTCGCCGGTCAGGTCGGCGGCATCACCGTGGCGCAGGCTGATCGTGTAATCGCCCGCGCCGGCAATCGCGCCGGTATTGATGACCACAGTTGCAGAGCCTGCGCCTTGCAGGTCAACAATGGGAGAGTCCGCCTTGGTGGCGGCATGGACGGCTGGCGAAAGCGCCAGCGCAACGGCAATGTTTGATTTGAGGTCGCTCATGAGGAATTTCCTTTCGGGAATGAGTGAGCCCGCGCTGTGGCGGGCTCTTGTGGCTTAGGTCGAGAACTTGAGGAATTTCACAGCCTCGAAGTTGACCGCGCCGCCGCCGGTGCGCTTCGTGCTGTAGAACTTCACGTAAGGCTTGGCGGTGTACGGGTCGCGCAGCGTGCGGATGCCCATGCGGTCCACGATGGTGTAAGCCTCGCGGATGTCACCGAAAGCCAGCGACAGCGAGCCGGCGCCCATCGCAGGCACATACTGATCGACGCGGGCCGGGTAGCCCAGCAGACGGTCAGGCTGGCCAGCTTGCAAGCTTGGCTCCCACAGGTAGCGGTCGCTGGTCGCCTCTTTCATCTTACGGACGGCGGTGCGGGCCTCGCGGCGCATGAGCCAGGTGGCGTTCTGCAGGTACCGATCCTTGAACGCGCCGATCATGTCTTGCAGCGGGTCGGCCTTGTTGGTGTGGAAGGTGCCGCTGGCGCCGGTCACAACATGCTCGAAAGTGCCCCATGCGCGGGTGTCGTCGCCGGTCGCAGCCGTTGGGTAGGCGAACAGACCGCGCGGCTTGCCGACGCCGTCGCCGGTCGTGAAGCCAGCGCCTTCGACGCGGGCGAACTTGTCGGCCACCTTGCCAGCCAGCCAACCTTCAACGTCCGTTGCAGCGTCGTCAAGAATCTTCTGCGAAGCCTTGGGTTGCGCGTACATCTCATGAGCGCCGATCTCGTACTTGCCAACTTGCGGGGTGTTGGTGTCGTTGCGGTCGCCCAGCTCAGAAACCCAGCCAGCATCGGCCTCGCCGTTGTCCACGATGCCTTCGAGCTTATCGGTGCTGATGGTCTGGACGTTCGCCAGTTGACGCATGGTCGATTGCTCGTAGACCTTGGAAACCATGCGGCCCACGGTCGACGGGGGCAGCAGGTAGCCACCGTCCGGGTCAGAGCCTGCCGACATGGCTTTTTGCTCATCGCTGGACAGCGAGTTCATCGGCGTGCCGGTCATCATCTTGAAGAAGGCGTTTTTGTACTCGGTGTAACCCTTGGCATCGACCTCGGCGGGGGCAGCTTTGCCCTTTGACTGGAAGTCGGCGCGCAGCATCAGATTGAAGCTCTTGACCTCGGCCGTCAGCTCGGCGGCGGCCTTGACTTCGCTGTCGGTTTGCGGGCGATTGGCCTTCTTCTGGATGTCTTCGATGGCCGTTTTCAGTTCGTCGAACTTGTCCAGAGCCTCGCCCAACTTGGAAACCTTCGATTCGAGGTCGCCCAGCGCCTTGCCTTCGGCCTTGGCCTTGATCAAAGCATCGTTGGCGGTCTTGAACTCTTCGAAGGCCTTACCCTGGTCTTCCAGAACCTTCTTGACTTCAAGCAGCGTGACTTCGCCGCCCATGGCCATGGGGATCATGCCCAGGCCGGCAAGAGCCTCGGGCGCGATGAGTGGATGGCCGGCGACTGCGAACAGCGCCAGGACTGCAACGATAGCCAGGAGGCCGAGCGTCAGGTTTTTACGGGTGAATTGCATGGTGATTACCTTTCAGGAATGAAAAAACCGCCTCAGTGGGCGGTTTGCTACGGGGGGGGATTGCGCTGGGTCAAAAGACGGCGCGGGCTTTCAGGACGGCAGACAAGTCCACCAGTTGGTCGCGATCCCCGGAATCACTCCGGCTGATGACGCTTTTCACGCGAGACACCATTGCGAGTGCCTCACTCTTCGACATGCCACATGCATCACGCAAGTGGCGCTCGATTTCGGACAGGCTCGCCAGACCTTCAATGGTCTTCAAGCCCTTATCGGATTCATTGGCTGGCGCGCCCGTGAGTGTCGCGAGCGCCTTGCTGTGCGGAAACAATGCCGCGAGGGATTTGGCGGCCTCCAGCACGTTGCCAGTGATCATTCGCGGCTCCATGGGCGTCAACGTCAACGTGTCGCGCTTGAGTGGCCAGGCGGTGATCTCGCCGTTCGGCTTTTTCAGCGTCTTGCCGCGCACAGCCTCACTGGAGTTGCCCAACATGCCCGCATCAAGCAATTCCGAGAGGAAATCGACGTATTTCGCGCGCCGATTGAGCACGCGATGCACAAAAATGCCTTTTTCATCCACTTTCGCGGACTTCCAGTCCACCACGCCAAGGACATTGCTGTCATCAATGCCCAGGCCATCCGGGTCAAGACCATGCTCAAAATCGACGTATAAGGTGCCAATATCGGTGTAATTGCTCTCGAAAGCCGTGCTTTTTGTGAAGAATTCGCCAACTAAGTCTCGACCGCCGAACAGCACCATGTAATTGCCGACGATCAACTCATCGGGGCTTTTAGAGACGGCTTTTAAGGTATTTTCAATGATCATTTCGGGCCTTTCATGTCGGTGACGGCTCAGTTTTCGCTGGCTGGGTGCCTTGTGGCGCGTGAAGCAGGGCCGCCTCGCCGCCTTGCGGGTTGAACTCCAGCAGCGCCCGGACTTCGTCTTGAGTCAACACCTGGCGCGAGCCGCCGGAACCGAGCATTCGCGCGAAAAACTCCCCCTGATCTTTCAAGGCCCCGCGCAGCAGGCCGGCGGCAACGAATTTGAAGTAATAGCCTTGCCCTCGCTCCTTTTCGGTCAGCAAATTGATGTCGGCGGACTGCTCGATCCGCGCATACCACGGCCCCAACGAGTCCACGACGTGCTGAATTGCAAACTGCTCGGCGCTTGCGTAGGTGGCCGCTTTGTCAGTGAAACCGACTTTCGACGGCAGCACACCAAGAAAACGGCAAATTTCCGCACCCTGATAATTCCGCGTCTCAAGATGCTGGGCATCCAAGCCTGTCATGGCGCTTTGCAGCCACTTCGCGCCGCGGTCAAGAATCATTGGAGCGCCGGCATTCTCCGCGCCGGCCATCTCCGCCAGAATCCACGCCTTGAGATCCTTGTATTGTTGCGGGCTCAGATTGCCATCAACCGAATAGGTGCCAGATGGCCGGACACCTTTCGCGTGCAGCTTTGCGTGGGTTTCTTCGGTTGCAATGGACAGGCCTAGCGCCTCGCGTGCCAGCGCCAAAATATCCATGCCAGCAAACCCGCTCCAGCTCGGGCCGCGAACATGCCAGATAACCGATGCGTCAAATGTGACAGTCCGCCCGTCCTTGAGCGTGTACTTGTAGCTCGGCGCCTCAAACTCGTTTGGCTGTTCCGGCGTCACCCTTGCCGGATCCAGCATGATCATTTCGGCAACCTTGCCGCCCACGACAAGGCTTTTCCAGGCATAAGCATTGCCTAGGCCCGCATGGATCACCATTTGCTCCCGAAACTCGTAGCTGGTCTGCCAGTCGTTCGGCTTCGTCGCAACCAGGTCATAGTGCCGGTGGTCGCGCGCCGGTTCGATCTTATTCAGCCCGCCTTCTTTGTATTCGCGGAACAGCTTGAATGGCACCTGGGCGCAGCCCTGCGACAGTACGCGCAGGCACGCGAAAAACGTGGCCACCTTGAATGCATTCTCCAGATTGATGGTCGGACCAGCCTTGGATGTGCGACCACCGTAGATTTCACGGAAAAGCTCAAGCGAGTTCGTCACCGAGACTGACTTCTGCTCGATGCCGCGCGCCAGGAACCCCATTACTTGCCACCCTTGGCCGTCAGCCAGCCAGCCACCAGGGCGAAAACACCCGCCACAATCCAGCCAACGGGCTGGTAAACCATTCCAGCACCTACCGATACCGCAGCGGCGCCGGCCACCATGAGCGCATCCGGCAGCCATCCGGCCGCAACAGCGCGCGCGGCCTGAAGTTTGTCTTTGATGTTCATGCGGTTTCCCAAAATGATCGGCCTGTGGCGACCGGATTTAGTGCCATGAGCGACACAGCATCAAAAATCGCCATCAAAGGATCGATCTTCGCGGTGCCGCTCACAGCTTTTGTTATCGAAATTGCGTTGCCCTGTTGAATCGTCCTGGCGTTGCTTACGCTCCACGCCATCAAATCCCGCCCGCAGTGGACAAACTCGCCGCCGGCAACCTTGCGTTCTGTGGTCTTGATTGCCCCGTTAAGCCGCCATCCCTGTGAAATGGCGACGATGTGATCCGTGGTGAAGTCCCGGCCAGCCAACTCATCGACAACATCGGTAATGCCTGCGCCGTCAACCCCTATCCCTTGTTTTTCTGGCAGCTTTCCAGCGTCGCGGACCCTGCAAACAATGTCGGCCACTGCCGTGACGTCGTCGCCCGGTCGGTCCACCAAAGTCAAATCGCCTTGCTGGGCAAAGTCCAGCAAGCGCGGCGCAATCTCCTGGCGGCGCTCTAAAACGATCTTGTGAGCCCAGGCATGGCCCCAGTGCAGCCAGCGGCGGGTATCGCGTTCGCGTCCGATCACCGCCAGGCCCAGCAAGTCATCCAAACCACCGCCGTCAATGCCGATCACGGCCACTTCGCAGCGCTCGAGCAGCGAGTCCAGCGTCAGGCCGGGCTCAGCGGCTGCCTCCCAGAAGTCGGCGCCGGCCCAGCGGTCTGTCCGCAGGTTCATCCCGATCTCGACGTTCAGGTGCTTGGCCAGGAATTGCTGAAAAGCACCGTCTTGTTTCGGTGCGTTCTTTTTCAGGTTGTCTTCTAGCCATTCCGCGCTGACTGACCGACCGATGTTCGGGTTCGTGATGTAGAAGTTTTTCGGGTCGGTGTAGGCCTTGCTCTTGACCATTGAGGCCGGGAACTCGTACAACACCCCAAGGGTTTTCTTGTCCTCAATAACGCCATCGCGCACGTTCCGCCAGTAGTCCAGCTTTTCCCTAAAGACTCCGGCCGGCGGGTCATCGCTTTGAGTTGTCAGGTAGATAACCCATCCCTCATCGCGCGAAACTTGGCCTCCCAGCGCCTCCATAAACATCGCCACAGCGTTGGCCCGCTTGCCAAATAGCCAAAGCTCATCGACCAGGACCTTGCCCGACTTCTTGCCGGATACGGTGTCCGTGTCTGCCGCCACCACCTTCAAGCTGTTCCGGTTCACGCGATGCGTGATGGTCCGAATGTGGTCTTGGATGTGGAACAAGTCGATCAACTCGTCATCCGCCCTAACCATCGCGGCCGCCGGCTTGAAACTGTTGTCCGCCACTTCCTTGGTCGGCGCCAGGATGAGGTGTTCCTCTTCCTCGCGCCAACACAAGATCAGCGCCGTGAGCATGATCCCGGCCGCAATGGTCGATTTCGTGTTCTTCTTGCTGATCAGCAGGCCATATTCACGGATTAGCTGCTTTCCGGTCTCTGCGTCGTAGCCGCCGAAAATGGCCGCTACGAAGTCAAAAACCCACTGTTCCGAGCATTCACCGAAAGTCGGCTTGCCGGGCAGATCCACCACCCGCAGCTGCTTAAAGATGGCAAGTGCCTGTTCTGCCTGAGCCGGGAAAATGGGCGGCGGGATGATTGGCAAACCATCAATCAGCCGGCGCTCCCAATCGAGGCAGGCCGTACTCCACTCCATCGTCAAACCTTCTTCCCGCCTGCAGCCACCAGCTTAGGCGGCTCTGCTGCGGAAAATCGGCCAGCGACTTTCTTCGCCGCTTCGTTGCGCTGCTCCTTCTTTCCGCCCTCGCCCAGCTTCTGGTGCATGAAGGGCATCAAGGCCTTGGCCGCGTCAATCCGCAGCTTTTCAGCCAGCTCGCCGTCATTCATGGCCGCCAACAGGAACATCTTTGGGTCCTGATGCTGCAAGGCCTTGGACAGGTCAAAGGTCGGCCGGTCTGGCTCGGGCGCGGCTTCGATCTCAACTTTCTGCGCAGGCTTGGCCTTCAACAGGTATGCGGCGATCTCCTTGTCTTTAACAAGGCGAGACCCAGCCGCCGATGCCGTGGCTGCGCTGTATCCAGCCGCCAAAGCCGCGTCCCTATTGGACTTCCCAGCCTTTTTGGCCTCGGCAAAAGCCTTTCTCTTGCCTGTTAAAGCCATTAACAAAACCCTCCAGGGGGAAATAATCTGCGCGTGAGATACCGGGTGGTTTCGGCCGGATGGATGTTGCAGACTTACAACACCCCCCTACGTGCACCAAATCGGTGCTCATTCGTTGCGAAAATGAGACACATCGCAACATCAAACCCTGTTGCAGGTGGCATCACCAGCCCACCAGGACAGCGCAGGCGAGGCGATCAGCCTCTAGCCCTGCCCGTCCTTGCTTTGTTCTCTTCTGCCGTCTTGCGCGTGTGGCAGCCATCAGGCCCACCGCACAGCGTCTTGAGGTTGCCCATGCTCAGCGCGTCGCCGCCCTTCTCAAGCGGGACGGTGTGATCAACCTCGTTGTCCATCCGCACCAGGCCGCAGCTCTGGCACCGGTACTGGTCGCGCAGCAGTACGGCGTGCCGGACCTTCATCCATGCACTGCCTCTCACCCGCTCTGTTGCCCCCGCCTTGGTGTCCAGCACCTTGATGCGGTTGGTGTTGAGCGGGGTTAGCCGCGGCTTGAGAGCTTGGAGCTTCACGCCTCCACACCAACCGAGAGTGGCGCATGGGTGCGGCCCTGCACTGCCAGAACAACAGCCTTGCCCGCATTCAGCAGCGCCAGATCTTCAGCGTCTGGCATCCAAAAGGAAAGAACACAAGGCACGCCATCCACTTCGGTGTGAGTGACCGGCAAGGCTCGACAGTCCTCAAGCGGGAAATCGGGTGGCGCTCCTAGAACGCCGTTGTTTGTGGCGTGTTGAATGGGGCCCATATCAGTCCTTGCGCCCGTAGCAGTGGAACAACACAGGCCGCGGCTCAAGGCCTTGTATCGGGTGGATGGATTCGAAGCGGGCCGTGTAGGATTCAATCTCTCCGTCTTTGACCCTCAGCGGCCAGTGGTTCATACAGACCTCGCCCAGGTCAGTATCGACACTCACAACGCCGTGCAATTTTTCATTGCCGGTTATGTCGTGGACAGCTGCACCTCTGGCATTGTGTGGCCCGTAGATCATGGCATTCCTTGGTGTTCTGGCATCCGTCGGACTGCCCTTGTGGGCTGGCGCCTGCCGTTCGCTCTTTACCAGTTGACCGCTACAGCTTGCGGCGGATGAACCCGCACTAGGCGGCCGGCACTGGCTGCCGGATGATGTTGGGTTACTGGCTGGAAGCGTCGCCGTCTTCTTCGACGTAAGGGCGAACCAGTGGCAGGGACGGCGCGGACACGAAGCCGCCCAATTCCTTGACGCTGATCGCACCCTCGCCATGAACGAGGAACGAGTGATGCGCGCCGGGCTGCATCCGGGTCTTGCCAGTCTGCGTCTCAACGAGGACTTGCTTGTTGCCGGTCACGGCGATGTGGACTGTGGTGGTCATGGTCTTCCTTGGTGGTTGGCGAGGTGATGGGTGCCCGGACGCAGGACGATCCCGGTCAATCAAGGATGTGTCGGGCGAGCCTGGCCGGGCAAACTGGCGGAAGATGAAGGAATCGAACCATCACCCTTGCGGATGCCACTGGGTTCAAGCCAGCTTTGCGCCCTGCGCGGCATCTTCCGGAAACGAAAAAGCCCGCAGGGCGAGCCGTGCGGGCTTTGGGAATTAACTCATCTAAGAGACAAGTTTTCCAAGAATGGCACATTTATACCACATACAACGGAGCACGCAAGCTTTTTGTAAGGTTCGTGTGTTTTAGGCTACGCCGCCACCTCTTGCGAAATCAGTCCGCCATTCTGAAAGCGCTGGGTAAGCGCATCAAGTGCGCGAGAGTGCAGGGCCTTGGCGTGCCTGCGCATGGTGGCACAGGCCTCGCGCACTGCGGATACCGACACACCGAAGTGTGCGGCAATGTCGCCTTGGCTCATACCATCCCGCTGGCGAGTTGTGGCGAAGACGTGCCATGAGCAGTACAGCGCAAAGTCATTGTGACCAGTTGACAGCATGGGCGCCACATATGACGCCAGCCCTCGCACCCCTTCCGCCTTGATAACCTGATGGCCATAAATTGCCTTGCATGCGTGGCGCTCGGCGTGGTGCGGCAGGTGATTAACCATGGCGATTACCTGGGCACATTGGGCGCGCACCTCCATGGGCGACAGGCCGGCGAAGTTGACCCGGCTGTCACGCGGCTCCGGCAGCCCGTCCCAGACATGGTTTTCCTTCACCAGCTGATCAATCACGATAGCCGTGGGGCTGCGTGATCCGGCTGGCATGGAGTGAATCAGGAACGATACATGCAGCGCATGGCTGGCGTCTTGAAATACCGGGTCATTGTTCTGCATTCATGCTCCTTTTCATTAAATCTTCTCTACCGTGAGGCTCACACGGCTGGTGAGCGTGTCCGGTGTGGCTTGGTCTATTCGCTGGGACTGGATGGTCTCCACACTGCAGCCAACGACAGCAAGCCCGGTCGCGATCCTGAATAGGTCCATGATGGCCAGAATCTCCCGCTCGGCCGCTTCGCGTGCGGCGCGAATTTCTTCGATGGTCATTTGTCACCCCTTTGGGCTTTCGGCTTCTCGCTCGTGCTGAATCGGTGCAGGTTGGCGCACTCGTAGCGCCTGGCCGTGCTGCCGTCCTTGCGCTGACGGGTTTCAATAACGCGCGCGTGGGCCTTGCAGTCGGGGCAGGTCATACCGCCCCCTTGCAAAGCTCAATTGCCTGCGCTTCGGTGAAGCCAGCCGCCACATAAGCGCGAAAGTCGGCGAATTTATTGAATGCCATGTACTTTTTCCGCTCGGTGCTGATAGGCGTCTGGAGCTCGTCAAAAGCCACACGGAGCAACTGCGCCATCTTGACTTCTAGCTGCTCTTGTTTGCTTGGTGTTGTCATGCTCAATTGCTCCTAAATTTATAGCTACTCGCACCCATGATTTCAAGCTTGCGGCGCGTATCCTCCACCCATGCGGGCTCAAGCGCCCGGCGCACGGCCTTGCTGAAAAGCGCGCCCTGGTCGATCTGCGAATGACAGCCGCGCACACCCGGTCGGTCGCAGCACGCCGGGAACAGTTGGCTGTCGCAGGCCTTGAGTGCCATGCCCTTGCCGGTATTGCTGTGCGCCGCCTGGCTGTATCCAGCAATGCCACAGATCACGCACGGCAGGCCGGCCACGGCGCGGCGGTAGGCCTCGCTGCGCATGATTTCCGCCTTGGGCGTTGCACTGGCCTTGTCGCTGATGACTGTTGGCGCGACACGGCGCACCGGGCGCGGCGCTGGCAGCGGTCGGCGCTCGACTGCCTGGCGTTTGAATCCGGTGCGGCGCAGCATGGCTTACTTCACATTCACGAAAGGAACGGCGCCGCCCGCCATCGTGGCCGGCAACTTACCGTCCCATTTAGCGATGGCCTGCAACTGCACATAGCCCTGGCCGCCGGACTTCTCGACTGCAGCGGACTGGATGGCAATGGCCTTGGCCTCACCCTCGGCCTGGGCAATGCGCTGCTCGGCCTCAAACTTGGTGCGCTTCAGGTTGTTCTCGGCGGTCGCGGCCTTCTGGTTGGCCGTCACCTTTTCCTCGATGGCTTGATTGAAAGACTTGCTGAAGCCAAAATTCACCAGATTCACGTTCTGGACAATCAGGTGGTACTGGCGCACGCGCTGCTGGAGATTGTGGGCAATGGCTGCACTTACCTCCTGGCGCTTGGTCACAAGCTCCTCGGCGGTGTACTGGGCAACGATGGCCTTGAAGGTCTCATAGGTGGCCGGCTGCAGCAGCAATTCGGCATAGGTCAGCGTCGGATTGCTCACATACAGTTCGCGCGCCTTGGCCGGGTCAACCACGAAGTTGACAACCAAGTCGGCATGCACGCTCTGCAAATCCTTCGAGCCCGCGTCGCTCTTGGCTGCGTCCACGCGCTGCTGTCCAAGGTAAATATCGCGGGTGCGACTCCATGGCGCAATGAAGTGCGCGCCCTCGCCCAGCAGCTCCTGAGAAACCTTGCCGAACGTCGTCACGACCGCCACATTTGACGCTGGGACCGTGGTGAACATGCTCGCAGCAAAGCACAAGACGCTCAACACCACCGCCGCTCCTGAGCCAATGCGCGGATAGCGCCGGTCCACTGGCTTGAAGATGAACGATGCCCCAAATGCCAGTGCGGCAATCACCAAAAACAGAATTGACAAGATGAACATAGGTTTCCTTTTTTGTTGTGCGCCCAAGTAAGTGCGGGCGCGGTCACTGGTTACTCGTTAAACCCCGCCAGGATGGTTTCCACCATATCGATGCGTTGCAGCGGGTTCAGGTGCCTCCATAGCGTGCGGCCGGCGTGCTCGGTGCGCAGGAACTTCACCATTTCGGTGTGCACCTGCTCCATGTCGCCCTGCTCGAGCTTGGAATAGCTCAGGCTGCGCGGCACCGGGATGACGCCGCCCTTTGGGCCTGGGTGCCAGTCAACGTAGCCGCTGCCGACCTTGAGCCAGGTGCGGAAGGATTCGAATTCCTCGAACTTCTCCTGCGACTCGAAGACGGCCTGCTCCAGTGCCATGTGCTTACGGTGGTACCAGCCGATGCGCTCCTTGTGGGTTCGGATCTCAACCATTTCACCGGGCTCAAGGCGCATCAGGCCGTTGACGAAACGGCGCCACTGGCTTTTTCCCTTTTCACCCAGGCCGTCCACCATGCCGAACAACACGCGGCGCGCGGCGGCGCGGTCGGCCTCTGGGATGGCTGTTGGGTGCATCTTCACCAAGGTGATCTCGCTCATGACCTCACCTCCCCGCCGAAATACCGCATGGGCTGCAGCTTCAGCTGTTCAGCATTGACGTGGAACGGCCGGCCCAGCGGCCAGGGCTGTGTGAGGTCGATGCGCGCCACGCGCGGACGCGGTCCGGATGACAGTGCCAGCACGTCCACGATGCCCAGCTGGTAGCGATGACCTTGATGGGCGGTCATATCTGCAACTCCCACACCACGACCTTGAGCATTCCGCCAATCGGCCCGCGCTGGATCGTCAGACTGTCGATCTGGCTGTCATCCACCCACACGCCGGCATGAGTCAAGCTGTCCAGGGTGCTTTTGAGAAGGTTGTCCAGGTCACGGCGGCGTTTGTCTGGGACGTGAGCAGCAATGGACACGGCAAGCCGGCCAGCAAGCAGCTTGGCCCCGCGCTGGATCAGTACCTGGTCGGCAACCGCGGCGCGGTAGGCCCGGCCAGCAGCGCTGATCAGGGTCTTGCCTGCGATATTGCGGTAATAGGTGTTAACCGTAGGTGGCCATGGAAGGGTGAGCTTGATCATGCGGTCAGCCCTCCCGCTTTTTGAACCACGCCACCCTTGCAGCAGTGACGGCCTCGGGCGCTGGCTGGTGCTTGTTGCAAGTGCTTCTCGCTGGCAGGTAGGTCCAGCGCGGGCCATGCGCGCACGCTGCCATGCTGTGCTTTGCCATGGCTCCAGCCTCCTTTAGGCGCCATTGGGCGCAGGTGATGCATGTGGTCATTCAAAAGTGGCTCCCAGGCTCAGCTCACGCAAACTGAATTCGTGACGAGACTTGGCCTCTGGAATTGGAAATGGGTCACCAGGAGTGCTTAGAACTTGGCGTGCCCACGCAAACGCGCGGGCAGCGTGCCGGCGGCGGTCGTTCAGGATTCGCAATGCCCTGAGTTGCAGTTGATCGGTGGTGCTCATGCGGACATCCCCAGAAGCTGGTGCACATCGACCTTGCCGGCAAAGGTGATGGTTGTCTTTGCGGCTTTACTCCCCTGCTCGTACACCAGGCGCGCGGCAGTTTGATCGCCAACCAAGGCCGGGCTCGGCACAGGCAAGCCCTTTCTCACATAATCCTGATCCGGTGAGCGGTCCCCGACAAGGCGGCGCTGATAGTCAAAGGTGCCGCGGCCCGTGTAAGCCTTGTGCGACTGGCAAAACCGGTGCTGCAGATAGGACAGCTCGTCGGTTTCACCGCGGCAAACCTTCACCCAGCCGCCCAGGTCTTCAATCGCGGCATGGATGGCCGGGTCATCAAACACCACATCGCTGTAGGCGCCGACTGCACTCATGGCGCCCAGCACCTTGCCCCAGGCCAGCGCCGCGCGGTCAGTGGTGGTGCCTGCCAGCACGCGAACCACGTCGGCCACCTTGGGCGCGAACACGCCGCGCTCGGCGTCTGTGACGTGGGCGGTCATAGCCTTGGACACTTCCTCCAGCGTGAACGGCTGGCAGGCCTGGGACCAGACCTGCAGCACAAACTCGCTCACCGGCTGGCGGTAGTAGGCGTGCACATCGGTGACGAGCTTGATCAATCCAGTTTGCTCAGACGGTTGCACTTGCTGCTCCTTCAAGATTTTTCAGAAACCGCTCTGCGACGGCGTTGTTCGAGGCTTCAAGGGCCTCTTGGGCGTTTGGCTTGCCTTTGACGCCACCAGGCGGAAGTGCAGCAGCCAGCCATTCGAGCGGCTGCAACGGCTTGGCCTTGGCGCATTCGCGCAGCTTGTCGATCAAGACTTCGTCGCCATGGCCCTTGCGCAGCCCACCGAGAAACGAGCGAGCGACTTTTTCCGCTGTACCGGCGCTGACCAGCATCGAGAGCCCGTATCCAAAAATGATTTCACCGGGATCGGTGATCAGCGGCGGCTTGCCGCCAGTACCGTTAGGTACTGAACCTTCTTCTCTTCTCTTCTCTTCTCTAGACCGCTTTTTGTCCGCATCGGATGCGGACACATCCGGCTCTTTTCTGGCTTCACGTTTGCGCTGCGTTTCTGTGGCGCGGCGCTTGGCAGACTGACCGTTATGCTCATCAAACCTAGGCGTAGAGAGGCTTTCGCCGTCGTCTTCCAGCCAACCCACCTTGACCATGGCGGCCGAAAACCCAACCCATCCAAGGTAGTCATCGAGAACTTCCGACGTGTATCCGTCAAGCGTCCCGTCTGAAGAGTGCGCATCAAACAGACACCAGACCGCATGCAGTCCGCCAATCACGCGCAGCTTGTCCGCTTTCAATGCGGACACAATGCGGACAACTTTCGGGTGAGTCAGGAGGTCGGCGCGCATCTTTATCCAGTCACCGGCCATTACGCAGCCTCTTTCATGCATTGCACAGCCCACAGCCCAACGATCCACTCAACACCCTTGGGTGTGAACATCGTGTGGGTGTAGGCGTGCTGGCTGTGTTCGCTGGTGCCGGTCTTCACATCAAAGCGGGCGGCATCAATGTGCGGCTGGTGGGCATGCCACTCTCCGCCCAGGCGGTACATGATCTTTTTGTCCAACAGGAACTCGCGGAAACGCGCTTCGTTGGCTTTCAGCAGCTTGGCGACCTGCCGGAATCCCTTTAGGCCGGTGGAATCCACATACTGGTCAACAAAAGCAGCCTTGGGCGCGGCAATGGCCAGGGCCTCATTTGCCGCGGTGCGCAATTCGTACTCGGCAGCCCAGGCGCGGGCGGCGGCGGCAGGGTTGGAAAAGTCCGGCAGGGCCAGCACTGGTTTTGCCGACTGCTCAAGCGCAGTCATGCGGTCAAACACCTTGGCTTGCAGGTCATAGCTGTAGCTCATGGCCATCAGGCAGGCTTCGCGCTTGGGGAGGCGATAGCATGGGTAATCCCTGACGCCGCCGGCCGGCTGTGGCCTTTGCACCGTTCCCGAAAATTTGGGAGCGGTGTCGCCCAGCACCTTCGGCACTTTTGCCATGAAATGGTCGTGCCGAAGCTCGGCCTCACCTTCGCCGCGCTGGCTGTTGATGAAGTCCACTAACTCAAGGCTGGTCATGGTGACGGTGCTGGTCAATTGATTCATGATGAGGCTCCAACAAGCACCCGGCGCAGCGCGGCGTTTTCCTCGCGCAGCAGCCGGTTTTCTTTCTCGGTCTCGGTCTCCAGCCGGCGCACGCTGTGCAGGTCATAGCCTCGCTGGTGCAGCATCCAGAGGACCGGCGCGTCGTTGCCGCACACATCCATCAGCCGCGTGAACTTGGGCCAGACAATGCCCTCTGCACCGCTGTGCCAGCGCGAGAACTGCGCCTTGTCCACGCCCAGCTCCTGCTGGAGCGTCTTGTCCAGCGCAAAGCCGGCAAGGTCGGCGCATAGCTCAATGGCTGCGCCCAGGGTCTGTTTGCGCGACACCTCCTCGGGACGCGGCTGAATGGGAATTCCAAGCTGGGTAGTCATGGGTTCGCAACCTTGTTGTGTGCTGTTGAGTGGTTACACAGGTCAAAAAAAGTGACAGTGAATGCATGGAACAAAACACATGGATTCATGCCGCTGATGCCCTGCCAAGCTGGATGGGTGCCCGCCCTCTTCCGGTTAACAATGGAAGCTCCAACACAACCATTACGAAAGAGGGCGGACATGAAACAGGAACTGATCGGGCCGACGGCAGCGCTGACCGTGGCGATACTTGCGCGGTACAAATCGGACAGCGACGAATTGCCGAACAACGTCATTTCGTCGGCCTTTGCTCAGGCATATCAGGCTTTGCTGGAGGGGATGCAGCGCGTGGACCAGGAAAATCCACCAGAACAAGGGCAGGCTTCTGTGGAGCCGCTTCGGATGTAGTGCGAGCCAACGCCAGTTCGGCGTCGTACTTTTCACCCATGATTGCAACGGCACCGCGCCAAAGGGATGACGCACGCCATTTGCGGCGCTTGATCATTCTTTCGGCGCCGGGTGGGGCAACATCGCCCCAACGGTATGGTTTATCCATGGGCCACCCCCTTCCCAGCCTTGAGCGCAGCATCCCTGGCCCGGTCATCGGCCCGGCGAACGTGTTGCCGTTCGTCTTTCACCAAACCAGCCTCAATCAGTGCAACCAGCTCTTTGCGGTCAACAACGTCGGAGGCTTTGGGGTGTTCGCTGCCGGGGTCTTCTGGGTCGGCTTGGGGGGTGACGGTGTCACCCAAGCGCAGGAGATCGGGCCAGATGCTGGCGTAGGTTTTCTGGCACAACATCTGCCGTGTCAGCTCTTTATTGGTTTCAGTTTCAAGTCGCATAGCCTCAGCCGGCCCCAAATCTCGGCGCCCGGTCAAGCACTGATAGAGATATTGCTCATTGATGCCATGCTTTTCTGCCAACTGCTTGCGTCGTTCCGTGGTGATTTGAATAGCCATGTCGTTTATTCTAGCCACCAGCTAGCTTTAGTCAAGCCGATGGCTAGATTATTTCTCTAGCTATCTGCTTGAATGTGAACTTATGGACATACAAGAGAATTGGCTAGCCAACTTCAAGGCCGTTGTTTCCGCCGAGATTGACGCGGCTGGCGGGAAAGAGGCTGCTGGCTATAGAGCAGTTGAGGCGCGCACGGGCCTTGGATACGACTACATCTACCAAATTTACAAGGGCAAACCAGCGCATAAGCCAAAGCGCCCCAGCGCTGAAGCCATGAACACCATAAATAGGGTCTACGGGGAGGGTCGAAAGAACAACTGGATTAGCCAGCCCGTCGAAAAAATAGACGTGTCACCGCATGTGCGCAGCGGGCCGAGCCGTCCCAATATTGAGGCAATTACTCCCGGTTCGGTCCCTGTCGTTTCCTGGGTGCAGGCAGGCGACTGGTGTGGCGTGATTGACAATTTCCAGCCAGGTGACGCCGAGGACTGGTTGCCCTGCCCGGTAAGGCATGGGTCCCGCACTTACGCCCTAATAGTGCGCGGGCTCAGCATGTACGACCCAACGGGCAAGCACTCGTTCCGCGATGGCGACACGATATTTGTCGATCCGGATAGAGGTGCGGACCACCGCTCGCTTGTAATTGCCAGGCTTGATGACGAAAAAGAGGCGACCTTCAAGCAACTGCTGATCGAAGGTGACATGCGGATGCTCCAGGCCTTAAACCCAAGCTGGCCAAATCGGATCATCCCCATCAACGGCAACTGCACAATGTGCGGTGTCGTCATTGGCAAACTTGAATCCTTTATCTGAACGTGTGCACCATGGTTGAGCATCGGGGATACAGGAAGTCAGCGTAATTGGGCATTGCGAGGCTGCCTGCGGGACTGGTTAAACCATTGCCTGGACAGCCCCACAAACAGCGAACTTGCGGCGAAGTGAGCAGGTTTAAAAGTTCAAACGGAGAGGTGAATGGCTTTAATTAAATGCAAAGAATGCGACGGTCAAGTAAGCGACCTTGCGTCGGCTTGTCCGCGTTGCGGCGCGCCGATGGAGCCTCCGATCAAGCTCTCTGCGGCCACGGCAGCCAGCGCCGCCAGCAAGGCAAGCCCTGGTATGCCGATGTGGTTCAAACTCTTCGGAATTGCAATTCTGTTGATGGCGCTTTTTTCTTGCATTGGATCCGGCAGAAATCAGTCAGACGATATGCCGATGGCGCAGCGATACCCTGGCCCATGGATGTCAGACTTCAACTTGCAAATCACGCAGGCGCTTGTGAAGCATGGCGCTACTGGATGTGGTGAGTTCAAATACAGAGAGAGCAGCATGAACCGTGGGGAGTTTTTAGTTCACTGCACCCGCGATGGAGTTAATTCGACTGCGTATCTGGTCTGGGCAGGCACTGGCTCAGTAACCGGGCCGCATCAAGTAGCAACAGGGCTTTGAGTGTTGATTTAATTACCGCACCCACGCGGATCGTATTGATTCAAAAAAAGGACATCATGGGTTTTTTCAACATCGTTACTCGAATCGGAGCTGTTCTGGGGGCCATTGTTTTGGTCATCGGGTTTGCTGGCGCAAAAGGGGCACCTCAAGAGGCCGCTGTCGCTGCTCTTGCGATCGCGCTAGCCGTCATCCCTTATGTTCTCGCGCGATGCGTCCAGATGTCCAGGGATGAGTTGTTGGCTGAACAACGCCACAAAGACATCCTTGCTGCTCTCAATCCAGATAGGAAACCGGCAAACCCAGCCGTCCAGGAAGTTACTCGGGTTCACCTGGGCTAGCCTGGCAAGTGATCCGCACCCTCCTCTCCCTGGCCCTGCTGCTGCCCGTGGCAGCCCAGGCTCAGCAATCCTGCCTTGTCGTCGGCGTCACGGATGGCGACACCATCAAGGCCCGCTGTGGCCAGCCTGGAGCCTATGAGCAGGTTAAGGTGCGAATCGCAGAGATCGACGCCCCCGAGAAGAGACAGCCTTTCGGAGAGCGCTCCCGTCAGAGTCTGGCCGGGCTGTGCCATGAGGCCCAGGCCGTCATCAAACCAACCGCCAAAGATCGCTACGGCCGCACCGTGGCGCGGGTGTCGTGCAATGGCCAAGACGTTAGCCTGCACCAGGTGCGCGCCGGCATGGCTTGGTGGTATGTCAAGTACGGCAAGGACATGGCTGTGCAGGATGCTGAGCGGCAAGCGCGGTCTTCACGGGCGGGGTTGTGGGTAGATTCTGAGCCCATACCACCTTGGGAGTGGCGCAAGTCTAAGAAGACTGAAGCGATAGGCAACTGATGTTTACTTCGCTTTCGATAGAAGACCATCGTTTGAAGACTCGCCAGGATGTGCGGGTGTGCCGGTATTTGAGGAAGATTCGAACGGACAACTAAAGAAGTGGGGCCTACATGAAACTGACTGACGATGAAATCGAGCAGCTTCTCACCGTCCCAAAGACGGTGAGAAATCCAAGGGCGAGGATGAAGATCCAAGGAGGATCTGAGCAGACAAATTACGAGGTAATCTGCGAAAATGGCATGGCCTTCCATCTCTACGTCAGACAAAATACCCGCGTTCCCAATGGGTTTTCTTGTGGTTTATCCTACACTGGTGCAACCGGTGAAACGGTCACGCTTACTCGCTACAACGGGAGCGACCATGTACACAGTAACCCCATAGAGGGAGGCGCTCCCTTCCAAATGACTTGTCATATCCACAGGGCAACTCAGCGTTACATGGAGGCCGGCAGAAAGGCCGATCATTATGCAGAAACAACGGACCGCTACACAACTCTTGCGGGGGCATTGAAAGCAATCCTTGCCGATTGCAAAATAGACGGCTTTAAGCAGGACGACGATAATCCACCACCGCCGCCGGCGGACGAAAACCAAAGCACTTTATTTTGAACGCCAATGCCCAGACACTCCGCGAGAATCTATGCGCCGCCTTTTGCAAGGATGTCGCGGTGGTTCAACGCGCTAGTGACTTCGCAATTTCCCTGCCAATTGTCGGCCGGGATGGCGACCACCTGACGGCTTACGTTAGCACCCAGACGGGCGGCTGGCGGGTGTCGGACATGGGTGCCACGCTCATGCGCTTGAGCTACGAGAACGACCTGTCAAAATTGCTCACAGGGGCGCGGAAAAAGCTTTTTCTGTCGGTTCTTCAGGAGTCAGGACTCACTGAGGATGACGGTGAAATTTTTATTGATGTACCGGCCGACGCTCTCTCCAAGGGTCTTTTCTCGCTCGGACAGGGCGCAACGAGGGTTGAGGACTTGGGCCTTTGGACCCGTACGAGAGTTGAAAGCACGTTCAACGACGACTTGAAGGCTGTATTGCTTGATGTTGTTGGCCAGGATGATCTGGTTGAGGGGTACGAGGTTCCAGGTATCTCGAATAGTGAGAATTATCCAGTCGATTTCTACATCAAGACCCCGGGACTGCCCTTGTACGTCTTTGGGGTGCAGAATAGGGATAAAGCCCGGCTCACGACCATCATCCTCCAGCACCTTGCCGCGCAAACGCAAAAATTCAATTCGATGGTGGTCTACTCGGATGTTGACGAGATCCCCAAGCTAGATGCGAAGCGGCTAATGAACGCGACAAATGATTCGGTTGCGAGCATTGCCGACAGAGATGTCATCGCTGCCAAGATCGTACACCGCATGGCCGCCTAACCGCCTGCCAACCCCATCCAGCCCGCCCCGAGCGGGCTTTTTTACGCCTGTTGCAGGCTCGTACTTGCCAACGACATTTGGCGGAGGTAAAAAATTCATCCCTTGAGAAAGGAGGAATGCCATGCCAGTCGAACTGATAAGGGAGATTGCAGATAAGCGGCTCCCTCTAACACTCACCAATCCGGCCGATATTGACAAGCTGAGAGTGCTCAATGCAGCCGGCTTTGTCATCGCCCGACTTCCCAGGGTTAATGAGCCCCAGACGCGAGCTACGGTACTCGCGCTAACAGCCAAAGGGCGGAAGGCCGCGATGCAGGACGAGCTCAATCCCGATAGCCTCGCCGCCATGTGAGGCCTCTAAGGCTGCCACGCCACACGCTCCACCCACCCAAACCGCCCTTGAGGCGGTTTTTTGTTGGTCGAGGGTTTTCACTTGGAAATATTTCTACATTTCTCTAGCTGACAGCTTGACATATCCTAGCCAATGGCTAGAATTAATCCCAAGTCGCCAACAAAGCGACGGCGGGCAGTCATCGAGCGGCCAGGCCAGAAGGCTCATTAAAAATCGAGAGTGAATTGAGAGAGGTGGAATGCGCAGGCTGATGCGCGTATTGCGTCCTGCGTGAGTCCTACGCGCAGGCCAAAGTGTAGGAATAAGCCGGGGATCAGCGCCGGCCCACCTCTCTCAATTCACTCTTGATTAACCTGCCAATCTCCCAGTGGATAGCAAACCAACACAGGCAAGCGTGAGTGGTGCGCAGGAGCTGGACGCAAACAGGGCGCGTTAGTCCCTGGTGAGGCGATGCCAGCCGAGACAAGCAAGGCATCAAGTGACCAGTGTCCCGCGTGGGATCAGCACTGGCACCGATACGGACCCGCAGGGCACTCGCCCCGGGCTAATTCTTCCCTAGTGGAGCTGGATCGAGTAACCAGCGCAGCCGATTGGAGACAGTCGGCAAACCCAAGCATCGCGGGCCGGTGCTTGGGTTTATCAACCAAGGAGAGCGACATGGGAATTTCGACAGATGCCAAGCTGATGTTCGGCGTGCAGTACGACGAGCTTTCGGAGCTGGAGAATTTGGACGAGCTGCTGGATGACGGCGACCTTGATTCCGCATCGCCGTATTACGACTCTGCCCGCGACGAGTGGGTGGTCGGTATTGAGTTGCCATCTGAGATGGCGGGCGAGGCCGAGATGCTGACGGCGGTCCGCGAGGCCAAGCTCAAGTTTGAAGGGCTGACGAATGGCGCGACTGGCCGGCTCATCGTCTCGCCAGACATCACCTAATCCCATCCAAGTCCCCGGCAATGGCCGGGGCCATCAGGTTTGCGCACTGTCTGGCACAAGCGAAGCCCGCCGGAAGGCTTGGCCCGCCTCTGTTCAGCCAGCAGCGCGCAATCTTGATGGTGAATGGCAGCGTTATGGATTCCCTAACAGGCAGAAGCGCAAGCGGGTTCAAGTCCCGCCACCATCGGCCCGCCCTGGCGGCTTTAAAGGCCAAGACCATTAATCAACCAAAAAGGCCAACTCGATGCCAACACTCAAAGTCGGTAACAGAGAGATGCTGATCGATGAAGCCGACATGCATTTGTTCGATGGGATAAAGCTGTGGCCATTCAAAAACAGAAACGCCACCTACGCTTTTTCCAGTGGAAGGATCGCGGCCCATCGTTTGATCATGGGCGTCACAGATCGCAGTCTTGTAGTGGACCATATCAATGGGGATGGGCTGGACAACAGACGCGGCAATCTACGTGTCGTGACAGTCAGTGTGAATTCAAAAAATCGCCGCGTCTCCAGGTCGAAGACGGCCGGCATGCTTCCTGGAATGTGGCCATATCGAGATCGAATCGCCGTACAAATCTCGAACGATGGGAAGAAGATATTTGTTGGGTATTTCCTGAATTTCGAAGAAGCGCATCAGGCTTTGAATGTAGCGAGATTAAAGCTAGGCAGGCCACCTGTCTGATCTGCGGCGCCCGCCATCACCCCCTCCCCCTTTACCCGCTTCGGCGGGTCTTTTTACAACCCAAGCCACCCAAGAGGTGGCTTTTTCATGGAGATCGCCATGACGACCAAAGCACCCAGCAAGTCCGCCCAGCTCAAAGCCGAGCGCGCCGCACGCATTCAGGCGCGTGTCGATCGCCGGGAAAAAGAACGCCTTCAGCTGGCCGACCTGAAGGCCCGCGCCCAGGATCTGTGCCAACGGATGCCCCCCCCAATATCAGGATTGGGGCGTCACCAAGACACGGGCGTACACAAAGATGATGGCCATCGTGAAGCACAAAGCCTCACTCAAGACCATCAAAAGCGAACGCCTCGCCAAGTACGTCACCCAGCTCGAGGCCAGCGACAAATGGACGCTGGATTACTGCCAAGCACTCTCCCAGCTCAGCGATTGCGCCACTGACATCAGTTGTCAGGCGTAAGCCCAACACCCAGCCCGCCCTCTGCGGGCTTTTTAACGCCTGGACCAAGCCATGGAAAGCATGCACCCCTACTACGCGCCGTTTGTCGATGTGATGGTCCAGGTACGGGCGGCCATCGCCAACGGCACCTTGATCCGGCCCCGGCCGCCGCCGCGCGTGCCGCACCCGCTGCCAGTGATCGACCTGCCGCCACACAACGAGGCCGAGGCGCTGGAGGCTGATATGGCGATTCATCGCTGGAAGGAAAGCGGCGGGCCATTGCGTGACCGCGACGCCAAGGCCATGAGGCTGCAAAACCGTTACTCGAAATTCTGATTGATGCCCAACAAGGAGCGACAGCATGAAATCACACACTCCCGGCCCATGGGCTTTTGATGGCGCCGGCCGCATCGACGCGCTGAACTTCCGCGTACCGTCCCCGCACAAGCTCAAAAACAACGACGGCTCGGAGCGCATATTTATGTTGGGCCTTGTCGCCTTGCCCTACGCCTGCGGCGATGGCACTTTTGAAGCCAATGCCCGCCTGATCGCCGCTGCGCCTGAGTTGCTGGCTGACTTGCGTGAAGCTGCCGCCACTCTCCGGCGCTACGAGGCACTGCACCGCGCCAAAGGAACGGAAGACAGCGACGCCAAGGCCGAAGTGAATGCGGCTCTGGCAACCCGCTTCGAGGCGACCATCGCCAAGACTGCCAGGAGCACGCCATGAATCCGGTCACCAAATACGCAGTAGCTGGGCTTGCCGCCATCGTCCTGCTGATCGCCATGGCGCTGATGGACGGCCCGGATGAAACTCAGGCGGCCCAAGACGTGGCCGACGAAGCCGAATATGCCGCGGCCGTGGCTGATGGCGGGGCCGCCAAGTGCGGTGCGCTGGGCCGGGTGCCGCTTTGGACAACAGACGGGCTCCTTGTTTGCCGACTGCCGGCCGGGGTGAAGGAGGCGGCGCTGTGAACTGCTGCGACTCTTTCGGCAAGTGCACTCAGGGTGATGGCTGCCCGGTGCGCGCTTTCTACAACCTGCACGGCCAGGATGTTCAGGAGTTCACGCCACAGTGCCCGCCCTGCAACCAGAACTGCAATCAGGGCCGTTCGTGCCCGCTGGTCACTGGAAACAGCGACGGCAGCAATCCAGACCTGCCAATCAACAGCGCGCCGAACTGGCGCAAGCGCCCCTCCTGGCGCCTCGCCATTGCCGTAGCGGTGCTGGGCACTGCTGCTGGCGTTTACCTCATCAACTAACAACTTCCCGGAGAAAACAATGGGCAAACAAGACCTCCCCATCGACATGATCGAAGCCGCGCAGACCGATACCCCTATCGGCCAGGCCAGCCTGGCGCTGGTGCAAAACACCCTCACCGAATTCAACAAGGTTGAGGCGGGCCTCGCTGCCCTGCGCACCAAATACAAGGACGTGGCCTACCCTGTCGCCACCGTTGCCGGGATGGCCGAGGCTAAAGCTGCACGCATCGCCATTCGTGAACCGCGCTACGCCGTGGACAAGGCTGCGAAGGCCGCCAAAGACCCGTTGAACCAACTCAAGCGCGACATCGACGCCCGTGCGCTGGAGATCACCACGCAGTTGCTGGCGCTGGAAACCCCGGTTCATGAGCAGATACGTGTTGAAGAAGAGCGCAAGGAAGCCGAGAAAGCCGCCAAGGCCGAAGCCGACCGACTGAAAGCGCAGGCCGCCCAACTCGCTCTTGACGACATCCGCAACACCGCCGTGCAAGCTGTCGGAAAACCGGCCGCTGATATTGCCTGGACCATCGAAACGCTCGAAGGTCAGGAACTGAGCATTGACGTGTTCGGCGACCGGGCCGGCGAAGCCATGCAGGCCAAGGCGCAGGCGCTGGCTACGCTGAACAGCCTGCACGCCAGCGCCGTGGCGCAAGAAGCTGAGAACCTGCGCATGGCCGCCGAGCGTGCCGAGCTCGAAGCCCTGCGCAATGCCCAGGCCGAGCGTGACCGTGAGGCCGCTGCTGCCCGCGAGGCTGCCGATCTGGCCGACAAGGCCCGCCGCGAACAAGAGCAGCGCGCCGAAGCCGAGAAGCTGGCCGCTGACCGCGCCGCCTTTGCGAAAGAGCAGGCCGAGGCCCGCGCAACCCAGCAGGCCGAAGCCGAAAAACTTGCCGACGCACGACGAGAACTGAACCGCGCCCAGGATGCCGAACAAAAGCGACTGAATGACATTGCCGCCGCCGAGCGCGCAGAAGCCGAGCGCATCGCCCAGGCGCAGCGCGACCAAGATGCCAGGACCGCAGAGGCCGCTCGGCTGGAGGCTCAACGGATTGAGCGCGAAGCCGGTGAAGCCAAGTACGCACTGATCATGGCCGAAGCCGCCGCGCGCACCAAGTTGCAGGAGGCTGCCCCCGCCCTGCTGGCCGCGCTCAAGGACTGCCTGGCCTTCATCGAGAAGGACTGCCAAGGCGGCGATGCCGGCCCTGAAATCACCAACGCCCGCGCAGCGATTGCCCTGGCTACCGAGTAATTCCCGTTTTCCTCAACGCAACTACCGCCTAAGTCGCGGGAAAGAACCTCACCATGACCGAACAGACCACCACCGAAGCCCCCGCCGCCACGCCCGCCGTTCTTGAGCAGGCCCCCAGCAAAACACTGGTGCCGGCCCAGGCGTTTGACATGTCGCCCAAGAGTCTGGACGAGGCCATGCGCTTCTCCGAGCTGCTGGCCAACTCCACCATCGTGCCCAAGGACTTCATCGGCAAGCCCGGCAACATCCTGGTGGCCGTGCAATGGGGCATGGAGATTGGCCTGAAACCGATGCAGGCCATGCAGAACATTGCCGTCATCAATGGCCGGCCCAGCCTGTGGGGTGATGCCCTGCTGGCGCTGGTGCTGGCCTCCCCGGTCTGTGAGTACGTGGTCGAGGACTACAACGACGGCACCGCTTACTGCCGTGTCAAGCGCCGCGGCTCCCCCGAGCAAAGCCGCAGCTTTTCGGTGCAGGACGCAGAAACTGCAGGGCTGAAGAACAAGCCGGGCCCGTGGACGCAGTACCCCAAGCGCATGCAGCAGATGCGCGCCCGCGCCTTCGCCCTGCGCGACGTGTTCCCGGACGTGCTCAAGGGCATGCCGATTGCCGAGGAACTACAGGACTATTCCGGCGAGATCACCCACACGTCACGGCAAAGCCCGGCACAGGCCGCCCAAAGCAGCGCCGCCAAACCAACGCGCACCAAAGCCCATGACGACATGACCAAAGGACTGGAAAAGGTCGCCAAGGACGAGGGCTTTGAGGCTTTCAAAAAGGCCTGGATGCTGCTGGAGGCTGGTGACCGCACTGTCATCGGCGTGGCTGAACGTGACCGCATCGGCAACATCGGCATCAAGTCTGACGAGGACTACACCGCCGCCGAAGCTGAGCGCCTGGCTAGGGAGGCTGCAAATGGCTGATCAAGTCGAACAACGGTCTGACGAATGGTTTGAGGCTCGCCGCGGCAAGTCGACGGCCTCCCGCTTCGCCGATGCGATGGCCTTCGGCACCCCCGACAAGTACGGCGTCCGCAAACCCCAGGCGGCCCGCGGCAGCTACATGCGCCAGTTGGCCTTTGAGCGCATGGCCGGCAAGCCAAAACATGCTGTCACCAGCAAATCACTGGCCTGGGGCACCGAACTGGAAGATCCGGCACTAGAGGCCTACCAACTCCACACCGGCCGCATCGCCACCAAGGCCGAGTTTGTGGTGCATCCGGTCTACGCCTTCATCGGCGCCAGCCCGGATGCCCTGGTGGATGCGAATCGCGGCGCCGAGATCAAGTGCCCGTTCAGCGAAGAAGTCCACATTGCTACCTGGCTCAACGGCATGCCGGAAGACCATAAGTACCAGGTTCAGGGCAACCTGTTCGTGACAGGCCGCGAGGTATGGGACTTCATCAGCTACGACCCGCGCCAGTGCCCGCGCCTGCAGCTCTATGTCGAGTCGATTGAACGCGACGAGGTGTTTATCAAGCGCCTGGAGGCTGGCCTGCTGCAGTTCGAGATGGAGCTGCAGGCCATGGTGAAACAGTTGGACTTGGCAGCCGCATGACCCAGCCAGTACCGATACCCACCCCGCAGCCCGAGCTCAAGACCTGCTTGGGCTGCGGCCGTCGCCACCCCATCAACCCAGACGGGACGCCGGTAGGTGGCGGCCTGCCCTGTGGACACTGAAAGGATGACATGACCACGCTTTACACAAGCAGCCACGTCAAGCTAGGAACCCCCGGCGCACTGGTGCGGGAGCTGATCGCCAGCGAAGCCAAAAAGCCCGTTGGTTATTCAATGCTCGACAAGCACGGCTACACGCAAAGCCAGGTGCATCAGGCCTGCCGCTGGCTGATTGAAAAAGGGCTGGTGTTCAAGGGCGTGCGCAGCCGCACCGATGTGCGGTTTTTCGACAAGCGCGAGAACGCCGAGGCGTATCAGACCACGCGGGCGGCGTACACCCCGAAGCCCGAGGTAGTCACGCTGCACAAGAGCGCCTCCGTCATCTACCCGCCAGGCTACAAGCACACGCGTATTCCGACGCCTGCGCCGCAATTCCAAGCTGTCGACCTGCCGTTTGTGCATTCCGGCATGCGTGCGATGCAGGGCTAACCGCTACAAAAACAATAGCTGCCTGCACTCATACCTATTGGGTCAGCGGCTGATTTAACTCAGGAATCAGATGTTCAAAAACGCCACCTTCTTCCGCATCGCCGCCGACTTCACTCTCCCGCCACTGGAGCAGCTGGAGGCAGCGCTCCAGTCTGCCCAATTCCTGCATTGCGGCCCGACGCAGCAGGAATCAAGCGGCTGGGTTGCGCCACGCGGCAACAAAAGCACCATCCTGGCCGAAGCCGTGGGCCAGCAGGTCATCCTGCAGCTCTGCACCGAGCGCCGCCAATTGCCCGCCTCTGCCGTCAAGGACACAGTGGACGCGATGATTGCCGTCTACAAACAGCAAACCGGCAATGAGCGGGTCGGCCGGTCACTGCGCCGACCCATCGGGACCATCACGACGCGCGACCGGCATGCCGTGATTGATGGCGACCGTATGCGGATGATCTCCGTGCAGGAGGCTCGCGCCGCCATGGGCTTTCCCGAAACCTACCGGCTGCCAGAGCGGGCCAAGGACGCCATGCACATGCTGGGCAATGCCGTGTGCCCACCAGTGGCGCGGGATGTGATCAATGCCATCCGGGCTGCAGCATGAAAACCCTAACCCTGCCCGTCAAGGGCATCTACTTCGACCAGATCAAGGCCGGCACCAAGACCGAGGAATACCGGCTGATCACCCCTCACTGGCGCAAACGGCTGGAAGGCCGTACTTATGACCAGGTGGTGATCACCTGGGGCTACCCGAACCGCGACGACGCCGAACGCCGGCTGACCTTCCCGTGGCGCGGCTACGAGGTCAAGACCATCCAGCATGAACACTTCGGGCCGGAGCCGGTTGAGGTGTTCGCTATCAAAGTAGGAGCTACAGAATGACGCACATCCCCGCAGCCGCCCGCCTTTTGCGTGAAGGCGCAGAAGAACTCAAGGCCGGCGTTTCGATCAATGGCGTGCCCGACTGGGCCAACGAGCCAGAAACCAAGATTGCCTATGACGAATACATCGCGGCGGCTGAACTCTCGGTCCAAACTCAATCTGTAGCTGCGATAGCGGGGATGCCGGAGCCGGTGTCGGCAGAGTGCCGGTTTGATGCCGAAATGGGCTGGGGCCGGTGCACTGTTGAGCACCACAACATGGTCCAAGCCAACCAATCGGCATGGCCAGGCTATACGACCCGAGGCCTCTACACCGCCGCCCAGGTGCAGGCCATGCTTGCCCAGGGACTCGCGCCGCTGATGGATGAGCAGATCAAGAAATGCGCGTGGGGGTATTTCGAGGACTCGCAAAACCTACCGGATTGGGTCGCAAACTTTGTGAGCGAAATAGAAGGTGCCCACGGCATCCATCCTGCCAGCGATGGGGAGCCTGCCAAATGACCCGCGACGACGTGATCCGCATTGCGCGGGAGGCCAAGGTGCTACCAGCAGTCATTGGCAGCACAACTGGGCACTTCGCCTACATCGAGCGCTTCGCCGCCCTGGTGGCCGCCACTGAGCGCGAGGCGTGTGCGCAAGCGTGCTCCGCCGACACCCTCGCCTATCCGCCGCACATGGGGTCGGATGGCGTTTTCTGGGAATGGGGTGTCGAGGCCTGCGCCGCAGCCATTCGCGCAAGAGGCGCGCCATGAGTCTGCACATTCAATTTTTGATTGAGCAGCCACAGGAAATTCTCGACCGCCTCTACATGCAAAACGGCCCCTGCTGCGCTGGTTGCGACTGGTGGCTCCATTACAACAGCCTTGTTGGCGAGTGCCGCAAGTCTGCGCCAGTGCCGGGTTCGCAGCGGATGGCCATGCTTGGCATGAGCGGCACCTCCTTAGCGCCGGAGGCGGGACACATCATGACGCCGCGCGAGCACCACTGCGGCGACTTCAAAGACGAATTCGACTGGGACACGATCCCAGTCAACTACCTGCGGCGCATCGGGCGTCAGCACAAAAGGACTACACCATGAGCCGCCGCGCTCGCCAGCGCAGAGATAAGCACACACCCATCCCTGACTTTGACCAGCCCGCCCAGCAAGCGGGCTTTTTTACGACTGAATGAATATGCAAGCAAGTACAGCCCTCCCACCCGTCCACCGAATCAGCACAGCCTGCGAAAAACTGGCCATCTCCCGGGCGACAATCTACAGAATGGCAAAAGCTGGCACCATTGAGATCATCAAGGTTGGCAAAGGCTCCGCCAGGGTCACGGACGCGAGTCTGCGCCAGCTTCTTACGTCGAAAATTGTCGCGCCCGACTGATGGCGACGCGACCAAATCGGACTCAAGAGTGACGAGGGCATTTTGGGTAGCTAGTTGGGTAGCTGGACACCAAATTTCTCAGACAGTCCTCTTAAAACCCGCATGAAATAAGGAAAGTTTTTGTTTATGAAAATTGCCACCTGGAACGTCAACTCCCTCGCCGTGCGCCTGCCGCAGGTGCTGGACTGGCTGGCCGCCAACCCGGTCGATGCGCTGTGCCTGCAGGAGCTCAAGCTCAACGACGAGAAATTCCCCTTCAAGGAGCTGGAAGCCGCCGGCTACCACAGCGCCGCGTTTGGCCAGAAAACCTATAACGGCGTGGCCATTTTGAGCCGTACGCCGGCGCGCGATGTGGTGAAAAACATTGTCGGTTTTGCCGATGAGCAGTCGCGCATCATTGCCGCCACGCTGGACTCGCCCGCCGGTGAAGTCCGCCTGGTCAACGGCTACTTCGTCAACGGCCAGGCGCCGGGCAGCGAGAAATTCGAATACAAAATGAAGTGGCTGACGGCCCTGCGCGAATGGCTGCGTAGCGAGTTGGTAGCGCACCCGAATCTGGTGCTGGTGGGCGACTTCAACATCACCGTGGATGACCGCGACACCTACGACCCGGAAGGCCTGCGCGAAACCATTCACCACACCACCGAAGAGCGCCTGCATTTCCAGGCCCTGCTTGACCTGGGACTGACGGATGCTTTTCGCATGTTCGAGCAGCCCGAGAAAAGTTACTCCTGGTGGGACTACCGCGAATTTGCCTTTCGCCGCAACCGCGGCCTGCGGATTGACCACATCCTGGTCAGCCAGGCACTCAAGTCACAGGTCAGCAGTTGCGTGATCGACAAGCTGCCGCGCAAAAACGAACGGCCCAGCGACCACGTTCCTGTGGTGGTAGAACTCGCAGACGCCTGA